AACAAATGGAAAACCAAATAAAAGAATTAATTTTAAGAGAGTTAAAAGTAGATATAACTGAAAATTGCAGGAAACGAGAAATAATTGAAGGCAGAGCATTATACTTCTATTTAGTAAGAAAGCTATATAAGAAAAGAAGCTTACAATCTATAGCAGCAGACTTTGATATGAATCACGCTACAGTAGTACATTCACTAAAGAACTTTTCAATGTATGAAGAATACAACACAAAGATATTAGACTGCAAGAATTTAATCTTAAAACTATTGGGTGGTGAAGTAGAACAAGAACTATCACAAGAAGATATATTTAAGAAGAAGCTGCACGATTTAGAAAAGCAATTGAATGCACCAAGATACGAATACAAAATAATAGAAAACCTTAACAACCTATTAGAAGCTACTAAAGGAACTGAACAACACGACTTAATCACTTTACGATTAGAAGCATTCTATTCAATGAATAAAAACATAAGACTATGACTTTATTATATAAACCAAAAGAAGAACAAACTATTGAATTAGAATTTGAAGTTATAGGTGATGGAAGAATACTTTTAAATTTCTATTCTGATTGTGGTAAGTTTGGAACTGATGAGGGATTGGCAGGTTTTTTACTTACAACTGAAAGATTATTGCAAATATTAAATGAAAGAGAGGATTTAACAGAGGAAGAATTATGAAAATAACAGAAATAATAGAAATATTAAGAAACGATAACACATCTTACCTATGGGATTTACCAAAACCTAAATGGGAAGCAATAGACTATTATAATCTAAATCAAATTAAACAAGGTAACAAATACCACAATAGGAAAAACCAGTATGACTTTGTAGAACTATCTGATAAGAGTTTAAAGATGCAGAAAGAACAATCACATAGAATGAAACCTATAAGAAGAAAATCAGATGGTAAAGTATTTAGTGGTATAATTCAGCTATGCAGGGAAACTGGTTTAAATCGTTCTTCAATTTCATTAGCTTTGAATAACAGACCTAATGGATTGCAGAAATACAAAGATGAATACGAATTTATATCAAATCAAAATAATTAATTATGAAACAAACAGCAGTAGAATGGTTGCTTGATAATTTGCCATTAACTATATCTTACATCGAATTTTATGAAGAAATTGAAAAAGCTAAAGAAATGGAAAAACAACAAATAAAAGATGCTTACAGAATAGGATGGATAAATTATTTACCAAATGTAGATTCAGAACAATACTACAACGAAACATTTAAACAACTATAAGTTTTATTTATTATAGAATTAATAATAATAACTTTTTTAAATATGGAAGATAAAAGAAGAAACAATGGTGGTCATAAAACTGCAGGTAGAAAATCTAAAGTTGAAGAACAAAAGGTAAACAATATTTTTATCCAAGCATTAAAGGAATTATACAATAAAGAAACTGAAGACGAAACAAAGATAGCTTTTGTCAAAGGTACTTTAATGGAATCACAAAGAGGTCAACTGTTTATAGCTGAACACATATTTGGCAAACCTAAAGAAATAGTTGAAACTACTCACAATATTAACGACTTCAATATAAAAGATATATTCAAAATTGATAAGTCTAAATAACAAATACAATCTACTTGGTTCAGATAGTAGGTACTTTGTAATAACAGGCGGAAGGGGTTCAGGGAAATCATATTCTTTGAACTCGTTTCTGCTATTGTTAACTTATGAAGTAGGACACGTTATACTATTTACACGTTACACTTTGACATCTGCAAATGTATCTATCATTCCTGAATTTATAGACAAGATAGAATCAGCCGATTTAAGCAACGATTTTTATATTACCAAAGATGAAATAGTAAATCTTAAAACAGGTTCTAAAATCCTATTCAAAGGGATTAAAACAAGCAGTGGAACACAAACTGCAAGTTTAAAATCTTTGGCTGGTGTAACTACTTGGGTATTGGATGAAGCTGAAGAACTAACAGATGAAGAAGTATTTGAAAAGATTGACTTCAGTATTAGAACTAAAGGTGTACAGAATAGAGTGCTACTTGTATTGAATCCTGCAACAAAAGAACACTTCATATATAAGAAGTTCTTTGAAGATAAAGGAATCCAAGCAGGAGCTAATTTAATTAAAGGTGATACTACTTACATACACACAACATATTTAGATAACATAGACAACCTATCAGAATCTTTTATAAGTCAAATAGAAAATATTAAACAAAGAAGACCTGAAAAGTACAAGCATCAAATATTAGGTGGATGGTTAGACAAAGCTGAAGGTGTAATCTTTAACAACTGGACTATAGGAGAATATAAGCAAGTAGGAGCTTCTGCATTTGGTCAAGATTTTGGATTTAGTAATGACCCAACTACATTAGTAGAATGTAATATAGATACAGCAAACAAGAAGATATACATAAACGAAAGATATTATCTACCTGCATTAACTACATCACAGATATACCAGTTAAACAAACAACACTGTTTAGATAGTTTAATTGTAGCTGATTCTGCTGAACCAAGATTGATATCTGAATTACAAACTGCAGGATTAAATATAGTACCTGCAATCAAAGGTCAAGGTTCGGTTACATTTGGAATAGCATTGCTACAAGATTACGATTTGATAATTACACCTGAATCAATTAATTTAATCAGGGAGTTAAATAACTATTGCTGGTTAGAAAAGAAAAGTAACACACCAATAGACAACCATAATCACTTGATAGATGCTTTAAGATACATAGTATCATATCAGTTAGAAAATCCAAACAAAGGAACTTATTACGTTTACTAATGACATACGCACAAATCATAGCCACAATACAATGCTACATTCACCACGTTAAAGGTATTGAAGTGTCAATAAATCTACCGAGAAACATTGGTGAAATAAAAAAGATGCAGAAAATGTATTTAATTGCTGAAGAATATTTGCAGGTTTAAAATCTTTTTATATATTTGCCATAACATTAAACAAATATAACTATGGAATACTACGACTACCAAAACGAATACCCTGAAAACGAATGCAGGTATTGCGGTGAAGCTTGTGAGAAAACATATTGTGATAAACAATGTGAACGAGCAGATGAAGATTAAGTTTTAAATAGGTTGGTTAATTAGGTAGTCAGAAATGGCTGCCTTTTTTTATGCCTTTAATACAATAATGTTAAATGTTTATTTATAAATAAAACAAAACATAATGAAAATAGAATTAACAATACCAACAACGCTAAACGATATAAAACTGGCACAGTACCAAAAGTTTTTATCTATAGCAAAAGATAATGAAGAAAGTGAATTCTTGCAGCAGAAGATGGTGCAATTATTCTGTGGTATAGATTTAAAAGATGTGGCACAGATTAGATACAAAGATGTAGCAGAAATTACTGCAAACATTAATAGTCTATTCACAAAAGAGAATGTATTTATACAACGCTTTAAAATGGGTGGTGTAGAGTTTGGGTTTATACCTAACCTTGATGAAATGAGTACAGGTGAATATATGGATTTAGATAATTACATTACAGACTGGGACACAATGCATAATGCAATGGCTGTATTATATAGACCGATTACAAATAAGTTAGGCAAAAAATATCAAATAGAAGAATACAAAGGTTCTATAACGTATGCTGATGTAATGCGACACGCACCATTAGACGTAGTGTTAGGGGCTATGGTTTTTTTTTACACTTTAGGGAACGACTTATTGAAAAGTACGATAAACTATTTGGAGGGGAATCAGGAGGTGCAGAATATTCTGACCAAGCACAATTTGGAAAACGTTGGGGATGGTATTCAAGTATCTATGCTCTTGCTCAAGGAAACGTTAGAAGATTTGATGAAGTTTCCAAGCTTCCAATCACGCAAAGTTTAACTTGGTTAACTTTTGAAAAAGAGAAAACAGAAATAGAAATGAAATTAATAAATAAAAAATAATGAAAGGATTTTACGAAATAAGTCAAGCAATCAAAAACCAGTTGGATGATGATGCTTTTGTAAATACAGTTACCATTGGTGATATATTTAAGATTGACTTAAACAAGCAAACCATATTCCCTTTATCACATATAATGATTAATTCAGCAGCTTACAATGGAAATACTTTTAACTATAGTATTTCTGTTTTGTGTATGGATATTGTAGATGAATCAAAAGAAGCTACTACTGATTTATTCAGGGGTAATGACAACGAGCAAGATGTATTGCACACACAAGAAATGGTTGCAAGAAGATTACTTGAAATGTTAAACAGGGGTGACTTATATGATGATGGTTTTCAATTAACAAACAATTCAGCTTCTATAGAATACTTTGTAGACAGATTTGAAAATAAGATTGCAGGAGTTACTATGACATTTGACGTGATGACTTTTAACGATATGACTATTTGTTAATGGAACTAAAACAAGTAAATATTGTTTTAACACGCTTTAGGGATTATGTGATTCAACAATCAAGAAGTAATTTATCTAAAAGCAATAAGAACGTTTCTAAAGAACTATATAATAGTTTGAAGGGCGAAGTAGTCACACAAGATAATTATTCAATTGTGGGCTTCTCAATGGCAGATTACGGAATGTTTCAAGACAAAGGAGTTCGTGGAGCATCAAGTTCTGCTAAAGCTCCAAATAGTCCGTTTAGATTTGGTACGGGTACAGGTAAAAAAGGTGGTTTAACTAAAAGTATATTAGAATGGGTACAAGCGAAACGTTTTCAGTTCCGAAACAAAGAGAATGGGAAATTTATGAGTTATCAGCAAACAGGGTATCTTATTTCTCGAAGTATTTTTCAGAAAGGAATTAAGCCAAGTTTATTTTTTACAAAACCTTTTGAAGCAGGATATAAGAAATACATAGATACAGACTTAATGAAGGCATTTAGTCAAGATATAGATACAATATTCGATTATAATTTAACAGATATAAAATGATAATATATTCAAGAAGTCCTTACTTCATAACAGTAAACGAATCAGCACAAGTAGGTTCTAAAATAGAATTAAGATTATGGAATGGTACAGGTTCAGCACCTACACCTGCAACTTATACATTTAGTAAATCTATTGCAAGTTCAACTCAAATAGAAAATATCTATAACATAAGCCCATTTGTAAAAGAATATATTGACAATGTAGCACCTAACTATGCTGCAGGTGAAACTGATTCTACTACTATGTGGGTTAACGTTCAAGTTAAACGATTCAAAGAAACTTCAGTAGGTACATATTCCTTATTAGACACTACAACTTATTTAGGAACTAATGGATATACGCAATATTTAGATGGGTATAATTACACAAACGCATCAAATACTTTTATGTTATTATCTGATAACTCAAAAGAAATTAGATATGACATTACCAAATCTATTCCTTATGTTAACGTATTGATTAATCCTGCAGGTGGTGATGTAATAGAAGCAACTTATAAAGATTTGCGTGGTCGTAATGAATTAGTAGTTGGATATACAGAAACAAAAGGAATGCTTAAAATACCATTAACAACTACAAGTGTAAAATATAATAAAGGCAACACGTTAACTATATCTTATAACGATACTGATTACGTTTATAATGTGATGCCAATATGCGAACCTAAATATTCACCAGTTATTTGTTCATTTATTAATCGCTTCGGTGGATGGCAATTTTTAACGTTCTTTAAGGCACAAACTAATAACATTAATGTAACAGGTTCAAACTTTAACTTATTGCAGGATTCGATTGATTACAATACTTCTAAAGGGCAAAGTAAATCTTTTAACATTAACGGAAAACAATCGGTTAAATTAAGTTCAGGATTTGTACCTGAAAACTATTCTGATTTGATTCAAGATTTGTTATTAAGTGAAACTGTATTGTTAGATGGTAAACCAGTTGAAGTTAAAACACAATCAACTACATTAAAGACTTCATTGCAAGATAAAAATATCAATTACGAAATAGAATTTGATTACGCATTTAACCTTATTAACAACGTTATTTAATGGTAACAGTAGGATTATATATTTATATAGACGGAATTGCTAAACGTGTTGAATTGTTTGATGATGAAAAGATTTCTATTACATCTTCAGTTCAAGACGTTTCTGATATTTCAAAAACAAGAACCGATTTTAGCCAATCGTTTACAGTACCTGCTAATGAAAGAAATAATAGAATTTTTAGCCATTGGTATAACAATTCATTAGATAGCGGATTTGATGCAAGAAAAAGAAAAGATGCTTATATTGAATTAGATACTATACCATTTAGAAAAGGTAAAATACAATTAGAAAAAGCTAATATAAAAAATGGTGTACCACAAGATTATACAATTACTTTCTTTGGTAGTTTAGTTTCTTTAAAAGATACATTTGCTGAAAAGAAATTATTTGATTTAGACTTTAGCGATTATAATTTTACATACACTGGCGGTGATGTAGTTGATAGAGTAAGTGGTGCAATAACTAACGATGTTAAATTCCCTTTAATTACTTCAAATAGAGTTTGGAGTGAAACAGGAACTACTGATAATATAACTACTTCAGGTGGTGCAATACTAACTTCAGAATTATTCCCTGCATTACGTTTGAGTAAAGTATTTGACACTATAGAATCTGATTACGGTATTACATTTCAAGGTGACTTTTTAACTGATAATAGATTTACAAATGCTTTTCTTTGGTTAAAGAATGCAGAAACTTTTGTGCCTAAAAGTAGCTTGACTAAAATAGAGTTTTCTACAAGTTCAAATTTCCCAGTTGGTAGTCGTTGGTTTTTAGGTAGCACATTAACGTATGTACAACCTTCTACTTTTGCTAATACATCTGTTCAATTAAGTATTACTGCAGCTACAACTGGAATTGATTACCAAATACTACTATATAAAAACGGTTCATTAGCTACAACTTTTCCAGTTCCAAATAAAAACACTGCTACAAATACGTTCACGCTTTTAAACTTTGTATCTGATTTACCTGCAAACGTAGGTAGTTATGAATTCTATATTCAATCAGAAGCACCATTAACATTTTCAAACGCTTTAACAGTATTTGTAACTGGTTTTACAAATGGTACAGCAAGTAAAGCTTCTTCAACTACTTCAGGATTGGTAAACATTTCTTCTTTTATGCCAGACATTAAAGTAGAAGATTTCTTTAGTGGAATTTTAAAGATGTTTAACTTGACCTGTATAAGTTATGAAAAAAACGTTTACGAAATACAAGAATTAGAATCTTGGTATGCTGATGGAAACATTACAGATATAACACAATACGTTTTTAGTGATGATATTTCTATTGAAAGATTGCAATCTTATAAGAAGATTAATTTTAAATACCAAAAATCAGAATCTTTAATGAATGTAGCCTATGCTTCTAACAACGGAATAGAGTATGGTGATTTATTAGCTGATTTAGATACTGATGGTGGAGAATACGGTGTTCAATTACCATTTGAAAATTTATTGTTTAATAAGTTAACTGGACAAAATTTACAAGTTGGTTACGCATTAAAGCAAGACTTTAAAAACTATCAAACAAAACCAGTTATATTATATGACTATAACACATTGCAAAGCTGTAATTTTTATTTAAAATATGATACAACTACAACTAATGTTACTACATATAACTGCTTCGGTCAAGATACTTTGATTGGTTCAACTAATTATAGTTTAAATTTTAGTAATGACATTAGTTCTTTATTATTAACACCAATTGAAAATAGTTTATACAACGTATATTATTATAATTATTTAAGTAATATATACAATGTAAAATCAAGAAAGTATAATTTAAAAGCAATTTTACAAATTAGTTTATTGACTAAATTAAAACTAAATGATAGGGTCGTAATACGAGATACAAGATATTTAATTGATAATATGAATATAGATTTGAATTCAGGTGAAGTTAGTTTAACATTAATAAACGATTTTAGAATAGTATGATAAAAGAAATATTAAATCTGCTAATGTTAGATAATCATTACGGACAAAGTGAAACAATAGAAATTGCCAAAGGTAAATATGAATTACCAAACAGTTGGGCAAAAGGATTTAATCAAATAAAAAGATACATAAAATGGCAGAAATAAAAACAGTTGAACTTCATATTAAATCAAACGTAGATACTGCATCTAAAGAGTTTGATAATTTTGCGAAGTCCATAAAAGCAGTTGATACTTCTGCAACAAATTTAGATGCTACATTTGAAGAAGTTTATGGTGACTTACAACCATTAACAACAAGAATGGGTGAAGCTGAAGATAGGCTTTACGAATTAGCTTTAGCAGGTAAGCAAGGAACAAAAGAGTTTAAAGATTTGTTAACTTCTGTAGGTAACTATAGAAAAGTTCAGATTCAAACTGATATGGTTGTAGACAATGCTGCAACTACAATGAGCCAAAAATTAACAGGTTCATTAAATGCTGCTGCAGGTGGTTTTGCATTGGTTCAGGGTTCTATGGCTTTATTTGGAGCTGAATCTGAAGATGTAGAACAAGCTATATTAAAAGTACAATCTGCAATGGCTATTAGTCAAGGTGTAGAAACTATTCGAGAGGGTGCAAAAAGTGTACAAGCATTAGGTGCTGCAATACGTTCTACAACTGTATTTCAAAAAGCTGCTGCTGCTGCTCAATATGTTTGGAACGCTGCAATGGCTGCCAATCCTATTGGTTTATTAGTTGCTTCTATTGCTGCTTTATTAGTTGGTGGATATAAACTTATTAAATTCTTTAAAGATTCATCTGATGCAAATGAAAAGGCTGCAAGTTCTACAAGAAAAAATACTGCTGCTTTAAAAGAACAAAGTTTAACTGCTGCACAAAGTTCTAATAAGTTAAAATCTTATAATGACCAACAATACGCATTAGCACAAGCTGCTGGTGCATCAAGTGAAGAATTAAGAAAATTAGCTTTAAAACATAAAGAAGAAGAAGTTGCTTTAAATAAAAAGAATGCGGTATTAGCACAAAGTACATTTTTAAGAGAGCGTGATACTTTAGCTGCTTTACAAAATTCAGGAGCAAGTGATGAAGTAATTGCTAACCAAGAAAAATTAGTACAGTCAACTTATGCTTCATTTAAAAAGCAAAATGAATTACTTTCTAATTCTTACAAAGAACGTGCTGCATTAAGAAAAGCAAATGATGTAGCTGAAGTTGCTGAAAATAAAGCAAGGTTAGATAAATTAAATGATGATGCTAAAACAAAGCAGAAAGAAGCACAAGATAAAAGAAATGAATTAATAAAAGAAGATAGACAAAAGCAGGGAGAAAATGAAAAAGAATTTCAAGAATCTTTTGACGCTTTAAAAATATCTCAAGAACAAAAAAAGGATGCGGCTTTTCTAAATGAAATAGCAAAAAACAATGAAAAGAATAAAAAGCTTGTTGATGATGATAAATTAAGAACCGATGCTGAAGCCACACTTGCAGAAACAAGAAAAGAAATTGCAGCTCAAGAATATGCTTTTAAAATTGGTCAAGCACAACAAGCATCAGTAGCTTTAAGTCAATTAGCTGATTTAGCAGGAAAAGAAACTGTAGCGGGTAAAGCATTAGGAATAGCAAGTGCAACTATTAATACTTATGTGGGTGTTTCTGAAGCATTAAAACAAAAATCAACATTACCTTCACCTTTTGATGTGGTTGCTAAAGTGGCAAATGTTGCAACTGTATTAGCTACAGGTTTTAAAGCAATTAAAGCTATTACTGCAGTTAGAGTTCCTTATGGTGGTGGTGGCGGTGCAGCACCTTCTCCAATTTCTTTAAGCGGTGGTTCAGTTCCTTCCGCTCCTTCATTTAACGTAGTAGGAACTTCAGGTCAAAATCAAATAGCACAAACATTAGGTAGTCAAGCACCTGTTAAAGCTTATGTAGTATCGAATGATGTTACTACTGCACAAAGTTTAGATAGAAATATTGTTAACACTGCTACATTAGGTAATTAACAAAAACCAAATAATTTAATTTATAAATAAAAATAAAATGCGAATAGTAGAATTAATCATAGACGAAAAAGAAGACTTGAGTGGTGTAGAAGCTATTTCAGTTGTAGAATTCCCTGCAATAGAAGAAAACTTTATAGCACTTAACCAACAATTACAACTTGCAAAAGTGGATGATGAAAAACGTATCTTAATGGGTGCTGCTTTAATTCCAAACAAAAATATTTACAGACGTAATGGTGAAGATGAATATTATATTTTCTTTTCAGATGCAACTGTAAAAAAAGCAAGTGAATTGTTCTTAATGAATAGCAATCAAAACAACGCTACATTAGAACACCAAAAAAAGATAAATGATTTGTCTGTAGTTGAATCTTGGATTGTAGAAGATACTGAAATGGATAAATCTAAAAAGTATGGTTTAAATGCTCCAGTAGGAACTTGGATGGTTTCTATGAAAGTTAACAATGATACTATTTGGAATGACTTTGTAAAAACTGGTAAAGTAAAAGGTTTTTCTATTGAAGGATATTTTGCAGACAAATTAGAAATGAGTTTACAAAAAGAACAAGAAGAAGAATTGATTGAAAAGATTAAAAAAATTATTGTAAATCATAATCTATAATGAAAAACACAGCATTTAGAGTTCACGTAGAAGAAGCTTCACAAAATGAAGTTGACAATGTAAATATTGAACAAGGTGCTATGCTTGTAACTAATGAATCTTTGTTTATGGGATTCAATAACGAACAAGTAAGAGTTTACCCACCACAATCAGATAAAATGGGTTTAGGTTGGGCAAGGTATGATGGAACACAATATACAAGTGCAAGTCCTTATTCATTTACTACTACTGAATTTGTAGTGCCTAACAATAAAGGTAATGTTATAGACACACATATTCATTCAGATATAGATTACTATCACAATAATAAATTATATGCTGAATTTGATGCTGATGTTTATGTAGTAACTATTGCTTTTAAAGCAAAAATAGCTAACGCTAATGGTTACATAGATTTATTTTTAGAAGGTGGAAACGGTACACCATATGATAGAATTCGTGACACTATTACTTTTCCAAAAGGAAATGATGTAGAACACGTATTTGCTAAAACATTTCAATACTATTCTGATGAAGATGTAGTAACAAATGGATTAGAAGTTAAAATAAAAGCTTCGCACACAGGAAGTATATATGATGTAATTTATTTTATACAAAGAACACAGAATCACAAATATTAATGCTAAATAAACTAATAAAAATTATGGGAAAAACAACAAGTCCAAAAGGTGGTAACAGGGGTTGTCTTGGTAAAGACGGAAAATATGCAATTGAAAATTGTGATGGAGAATTACAATCACAAGGAATTGGAAGTACAGTGCAACAAGGTGGTGCTACAGTAACTGTAGTAGATGGTGTAAAAACTATTGTTAGAAGCAATGGTTAATTTTGTTGTAATTTATAACAAATAAAAATAATATTATTAATAACTAAAAATAATTACAATGAGCGAACAAAAAACGGTTTTCAACAAGCTTTGGAAATCAAATAGTACAGAACTTGCTTCACATAAAGTAGAATTAAATAGTATTCAAGCTTTAAATAGAATTATATCTGACGGAAATAAAATCTACAAAAGAGGTGTTGAATTTATAAATAAAAAAACTGAACTACAAAAAGAAGCTAAAGTTTTAAATAATGATTCTAAATCTCTTTTAGTTGGTGGTGAAAAATTGATTAATGAATTTATAAAATCAGCTAAAGATTTAGGAATTGATACTTCAGGAATTCAAGAATTGAAAGATGCTGTTAATGTATTAGGTGTTTTGGATACTGTAGAGAAACAATCTGCTTCTTTATAAAAATTAATAATTAAATAAATAAAAATGAGTGTAATTAATGAAATCAAAACTCTTTTGGGTATGGAAGTAAAACTTGCCCAAATGAAACTTGAGAACGGCACGGTAATCGAAGCAGAAGCTTTTGAACCTGAAATGGCTGTTTTTATAGTTAACGAGGAAGATAGAATTGCAATGCCTGTAGGTGAATACCTTTTAGAAGATGGAATGCTTTTAAAGGTTGAAGTTGAAGGAATTATTGCTTCTATTGAAATGCCTGAAGAAGTAGCACCTGAAGCTGAAGAAGAAGTTGCTGCTCCTGCTGAAGAAGTAGAAGTTGAAGCATCTGCTCCTGTAGCTACTCCTAAAAGAATTGTAGAATCTGTTTCTAAAGAAATGTTCTTTTCTGAAATTGAAAAATTAAGAAACGAAATTGCTGAATTGAAAGGTGTTAAATTATCTTCTGATGAAGAAGACAAAACTGATGAAGATTTAAAATCTAAAGAAGTTGAATTAAGTGTTGAACCATTAACACATTCACCTGAAGTTAAAGCTCCACAAGTTCAAAAATTCGCATCTAACAGACCATTAACTACTCAAGATAGAGTAATGGCAAAACTTTTTAATTAATAATAATAAACTAAATAAATAAAAATGGCGACTACGACCTCGATTACAACTAGCTATGCCGGAGAATTTTCTTCAAAATACATCTCTGCAGCTTTATTATCTGCTTCTACTATCGAAAATGGTGGTATTGAAGTAATGCCTAATGTTAAATACAAATCTGTAATCCAAAAAATTGCTACAGATGGTATCGTTAAAGATGCTACTTGTGATTTTTCTGCTACATCTACTGTAACATTAAGCGAAAGAATTATTACACCAGAAGAATTCCAAGTGAATCTTCAATTGTGTAAAAAAGATTTCCACGCAACTTGGGAAGCTGTATCTATGGGATATTCTGCTTTTGATTCATTGCCACCAAGTTTTGCTGATTATTTAATTTCTCACGTTGCTGCTAAAGTTGCTGAAAAAACAGAACAAAACATCTGGAGAGGTGCTACTGCTAATGCAGGTGAATTCAACGGATTTGCTGCTTTATTAGCTGCTGATGCTGCTTTACCATCTGCACAAGAGGTTGCTGGAACTACAGTTACTGCTTCTAACGTTGTTGCTGAATTGGGTAAAATCGTTGACGCTATTCCTGCTGCATTGTACGGAAAAGAAGATTTGTACTTATACGTTTCTCAAAACATCGCTCGTGCTTACGTTCGTGCTTTAGGTGGATTTGGTGCTTCAGGATTAGGTGCTAATGGTACAAACGCTCAAGGAACACAATGGTTTAACAATGGTTCATTATCTTTTGATGGTGTTAAAATCTTTGTTGCAAACGGATTGGCTAACAACACTGCTATCGCTGCTCAAAAATCTAACTTATTCTTCGGTACAGGTTTATTATCTGACCAAAATGAAGTACAAGTTATTGATATGGCTGATGTTGACGGAAGTCAAAACGTAAGAGTAGTAATGAGATTCACTGCTGCAGTTCAATACGGAATTGTAGAAGATATCGTAACTTACGGAATCACAAACTCTGCTAACTAAAAATTAGCTTTTTTAAATTAAAGGGGAGGTGAAAAAATCGCCTTCCCTTTTTTTTTATTAACTTTTAAAAATATAATAGATGGCTTGTGAAATTTCATTAGGTAGAATTGAACCTTGCAAAGATAGCAATGGTGGATTAAAAGCGGTTTACTTTGTAAACTGGGGTGATATGACAGGTGTAACTTATGACGTAACTAATACAGATGCTATTAGTGCGGTTGCAGGTACTCCAAGTGCATACAAATATGACTTGAAAGGTAATAGTTCATTCGAACAAGCAATTACTTCTTCAAGAGAAAATGGAACTACATTTTTCGAACAAACTTTGAACTTAACTTTAAAGAAATTGTCTATTGTAGACCACAAACAAATTAAATTATTGGCTTATGGTCGTCCACAAGTAGTTGTTGAAGATAACAACGGAAACTTATTCCTTTGTGGATTAGAACACGGAATGGATGTATCAGGTGGTACAATTGTAACTGGTGCTGCTATGGGTGATTTGTCAGGATATACTTTGACATTATCAGGACAAGAAGCAGTTCCTGCAAACTTCTTGACTACTACTTTAACTGCTGCTGGTTTCACTGTAGTTTCAGGTTCATAATTGTTTGTTTTTTTGATTGGAAAGAGGGTGGCTTCGGTTGCCCTTTTTTTTAAAAACATTAATATTTAAAAATAAAAAAATGAGCGAATTAAAAACAGTTTATAATAAACTATTCAAAACAGAATTAGCTTCACAAAAAGTTGAATTGGCTTTAACAGATGATTTCAATGTTTTATTTAATAAAGCAAATGATACAGACGAAAGTATAGGTCAAAGTTTAATTGACAGTTTAGGTAAAGCAGAAGCAAATTATAAGCAAAATATTCAGACATTGCAAAATGCAAAAAAAGTTTCTGAAGATTTGGTTTCTAAAGCTAAAGATTTAGGTATTGATTTACCACCTGCTACATTAAACAAAATTAAATCAGTAGATGTAATGATAAAAGAAACTCAAACTTATTTATCTAAAATAAGTCAAATGTATTCTATGTTTTAATAAATCTATTATGTGCAACTCTAATAGTATCTCTATTAGACCAACGCTTCCCAAAAGGAGGCGTTTCGCATTTTAAGTGTATAGCATTAAAGTAAAAAAACATTTTAAGGTTATAGCATTAAAAACAATTTTCAATTTATTGTATTTATAAATAAAAAAAAGAATGATAATCTTAAAAGAACAAGAAGCTGCACAAGTTTTAAAATTCATACCTCGTAGTTATGGAGCTGATACTATTGTATTGAGAAACGAAACTACAAATGAAGTTCAAACTATTTCTGCATCATTTGCTTTAGATAAATATTATTTGACAACTACTACTGCTTTTGATTTATTACAGAATACATTTTATAATTTAACTATTAAGAATGGTGCTGAAGTGGTTTACAAAGATAAAGTATTTTGCACGAATCAAAATATAGTTAACTATACAGTCAACAAAGATGAATATGTAGCACACGCTACAAATAACGATTTTATAATTTATGAGTAATATATCAATTGTAAATTTAAGTGCTTATACAAGCCCTGTAATTCAAGAAAACAAGAAGTCAGACTATATTGAGTATGGTGTAGATAATAACTACTTTCAATACTTAATTGATAGATATCTGTATTCAGCTACAAATAACGCTATTATCACTGGTGTTACTAATATGATTTATGGTAAAGGATTAGATGCATTAGATTCTAATCGTAAACCTAATGAGTATGCACAAATGCGTAGTATTATTAAAGGTGATATGCTGAAGAAAGTAGCTATGGAGCGTAAAATGCTTGGAATGGGTGCTATGCAAGTTGTAATGGAAAAAGGTCAAGTTAAATCTATAGACCATTTCCCAATGAATACATTAAGAGCTGAAAAATGTAATGATAAAGGAGAAATTGAAGCTTGGTACTATTACCCTGATTGGACTAAAAAGAAGCCTTCTGAACAAGCTAAAAGAATTCCTGCATTTGGATTCGGAAATGGTAATGAAGTTGAAATGTATGTGGTACATCCTTATGTTAGTGGATTTCATTATTACACACCTATTGATTATTCAGGTGCTTTACCTTATGCTAAATTAGAAGAAGAAATTAGTGATTATTTAATCAATGATGTTCAAAACGGATTTTCAGGAACTAAAGTAATTAACTTCAACAATGGTATTCCTTCTGAAGAAATGCGTGACAAAATTAAACGTGACGTATTAAATAAATTAACTGGTTCAAGAGGTGAAAAAGTAATTGTAGCATTTAACGCTAATGCAGAAAGTAAAACTACAGTTGAAGATATTCCTTTAAATGATGCACCAGCACATTATGAGTATTTAAGTACAGAATGTTTTGAAAAGTTAATTGTAGGACATAGAGTTACATCGCCTATGCTTTTGGGTATTCGTGATACTGGCGGTGGATTAGGAAACAATGCAGATGAAATTAAAACTGCTACTTTGTTATTTGACAATATTGTAATTAAACCTTACCAACTTGAATTGATTAATGCTATTGATGAAATTTTAGCAGTAAATGACATTAGCTTAAAACTATACTTCAAGACTATACAACCTTTAGAATTTGTAGATGCTTCAGGAATGAATGCAGAAACTGCTGAAGAAGAAACAGGTATTAAAATGTCTGCACATACAGACCCGATTATTGCAAACGCTTTAATTGATAAAGGTGAACAACTTGGTGAAGAATGGGTGTTGATTGATGAAACAGAAGTAGATGTAGAATCTGAAGAAGATTTAGATGCTGAAATTGAATCTTTAAATAATCCTAAAAAGAAAGAATTGTCTTTAATTCAGAAATTAGCAACTGCTATTACAGGTAGACCTAATGCAAAGAGTTCACAAGACGAAAATGTAGATGGTATTAGATTCATTACAAGATATAAATATTCAGGTGCTGAATCAGGCGAAAGAGAATTCTGCAATAAGATGTTAAGAGCTGATAAACTTTACAGAAAAGAAGATATAGTAAACACTAATTCTAATTTTGTAAACGCAGGTCAAGGTCACAAAGGATTACCTTATGATTTATTCTTATACAAAGGTGGAGTTAATTGTAAGCACAAATGGTTAAGACAAACTTACGTTTCATTTGATAACGTAAAAATTGATGTTACCAATCCTAATGCAACACAAATTAGTACAAACAAGGCAGAAAAATATGGATATAGAGTTAGAAACCCTAAAGAGGTTGCTATGACACCATACGATATGCCAAATCACGGACATCATCCAGATTATAATAAAGAAAATTAAATAGATGGCATCAGCACTTTTTATTACGAGAGAAGACATAGTCAAGTATACTGCATTAAATGGTAGTATTGACGAATCAAAATTTATACAGTTTATTAAAATAGCACAAGATATACACATCCAAAACTATTTAGGAACTAAACTATACAATAAAATTAACGATGATATCGTAGCAGGTACTTTAGCAAGCCCATATACAACGCTTTTAAGCGATTATATTAAGCCAATGGTAATACACTTCGCTATGGTGGAATACTTGCCATTTGCAGCCTATACAATAGCTAATAAAGGTGTATTTAAACATAACAGTGAGAATAGCACAAACGTAGAAAAGAATGAAGTAGATTTCTTAATTGAAAAAGAAAGGGATATTGCACAACACTACACAAATAGATTCTTGGATTACATTTGTTATAATACAGCAACGTTTCCTGAATACAACACTAATTCAAATGGTGATATGTTCCCTGATTCAGAAGCTAACTTTGTAAGTTGGGTGCTATGATAAAAAAAGAAACTTATAAGCCAAAAGCGGTTAACGTAAAAAAACTGCAACTATTTTTAAATAAAATAAAAGATAAAAAATGAGTTTACAATTCACACATATAAAAGGCGATACTTTTGATGAAGTTGCTTTTCAATTAAAAATTAATGAAAGTGCGGTTAATTTAACAGGTGCAACTATTAAGATGCAATTGAGAAAAAACTATTCAGATACAACTGCTGCTTTATCACTTACTTCAGTTTCTTCTGCAGGTATTACAATTACCAACGCATCAGAAGGTAGATTTAAAATTAACACACAAATTATAGACATAGAAGTTTACAATTATGTATATGACATTCAAATTACTTTATCAAGTGGAGTAGTTAAAACGTATGTACAAGGTGGGTTCAATATTACTAACGAAGTAACAAGATAAAAAAATGGGTGATGATATTACTATTGGTGTAACTGAAATTGTAAACAATATTGAAGTTACTGCACAACCAAACGACCAAATTGTAGATATTAGCGTTACTGATAATTCAGACGATGTTACTTTAAACATTACACCTACTGTAGTTGAAGTAAACATTAACAAGGGTGGTTCTTTTGCCAAGTGGGGTGATTTATACGGAACGCTATCAGACCAAACTGATTTACAAAATGCTTTAAATTTAAAAGCTAATTTAGTAGGTGGAAAAGTACCTGCTTCAGAATTACCTTCTTATGTAGATGACATTATTGAAGTGGCTAACTATGCTGCTTTACCTGCTACAGGTGAAATTGGAAAAATATACGTTACATTAGATAACAATAAAATATATCGTTGGAGTGGTTCGGTTTATATTGAAATCGCTTCTAATAGTGCTATTTGGGGTGCAATCACAGGAACTTTAGGAGACCAAACAGATTTACAAAACGCTCTAAATGCAAAACAAGCTGCCTTAAGTGGGACTGGTTTTGTTAAAATATCAGGAACAACAATTAGTTATGATAATAGTACATACGCATTAGATAGTGACGTTGTAAAAGTAACTACTGACCAAAATGTAAGAGGAATTAAAACCTTTTTAGGTAATCAAACCGCAACAACTTTAAAGTTGATTTTAGCGGATTATTATAATGACGGGTTTATTACTTCAGATAATGGAATGTTGCGTTTGTTAAATGGAACTACTGAATTATTTAATTTAGCCAGTACTGGGGATTTAACTGCAAGTTCATTTGTAAAATCAGGCGGTACAAGTTCACAATATTTAATGGCGGATGGTTCTGTTTCAACTGGTTCAGGTGGAACGGTTACAAGTGTTGCTGCTATAACATTAGGCACAACAGGAACAGATTTATCTTCAACGGTTGCAAACGGTACTACAACTCCAGTTATAACTTTAAATGTTCCAACTGCAAGTGCAACAAATAGAGGAGCGTTAAGTGCTGCTGATTGGACTACTTTCAATAGTAAACAAAATGCTTTAACTAATCCAGTTACAGGAACAGGAACAACAAATTACATTTCTAAATTTACAGGTGCAAGTGCAATTGGTAATAGTTCTATTTTTGACAATGGTCAAGTAAATATTGGTTCAACATCATTTGCTGGGGATGAGTTGTTAATGGTTTCAATGAATGGAACTACAAATACTCAAGCTATAAATGTAAAAGATAGAAACGCTTCTGGGAATGGTTCTACTTTTATGGTTTTTAGAAAATCAGACGACACTTTTTTAGGTAACATTAGAAGGAGCGGAACAAGTGATGCTTTATATATTGGAGGTAATAGCTTTTTAGCTTTAGGTGTTGGTGGCAATACTGAAGCGATAAGAATTAACTCAAGCGGAAACGTAGGAATTGGGACTTCGACTCCTGTTACAGTTTCAGGTTATACCGCACTTACTATAAATGGTACTTCAGGAGGTGTTCTTTATACTCAATACTCGGGTTCTACTGCAGGTTTTGTATCAGGTGAATCATCATTTACTGTTATAGGTGAAACAAGAAATCTACCTTTATGGTTCGCTACAAATGGAACTTTAAAAGGGGGGTTTGCTGCAAATGGTAATTTTGCAATCGGAACTACAACAGACGCTGGTTACAAACTTGATGTTAATGGAAATGGTAGATTTGCATCAAATTTATTTTTAAAAGGAGCGGGAACTGGCGCAAGATATTTAATTTTAGATGAAACAAATACTTACGCTGGTACGTTAAATATACAAGCTGGAGGAGGTAGTTCTGGTTTTGGTGGTTCGCTAGTAATGTGGGGACACTCTAGCGCGTCTAGGGCTGGATATGTTAGTGCTGGTATTAGTTCTGGAAGTGGTGGAAAATTTACTGTAATGAACGCAGCGAACGGAAGCGGATCGGATGTTTTTACAGTTGATGCATCTGGAGCAGTAACTGCAACGGGTTTTTTCAATAGTTCGGATATTAGACTAAAAGAAGTTACTGATTACGATTATAGCGTTTCAGAAATAAAGCCAATGAATTATTATTGGAAAGATAAAAGAGACGAAAAAAAACACGTTGGGTATTCAGCTCAAGAGGTTCAAAAAGTAATGCCAGATGCGGTTAACGAAGACGAAAAAGGATTTTTATCTGTTAACTACGTTGAGGTATTAGTTGCTAAAATAGCAGAATTAGAAAACAGAATTAAACAACTTGAGAAATAATGGCTTGGAGTGATTTAGCAAATAATCAGGCAATAAGTTTCACCGATATACAAACAAGTGGGTTTGTATTGAAAACTGGTCAATCACACGTTACATCTAACCAATGTATGACAAGGGATGATATAGTAAACAAATATTGTGTTAACGTAACTTTTACTGCTAACAATCAGTTGGCGGTAAAAGCTTTATGTTTGCAAACTACTTACGCATATTCAATATCAGCTCCTTACGCAACTGCTCTTTTAGCTTGTGCTGGAACTACATCGAGAACACGATATTCAGGAGCTTCACCTTTAATTTTTGAAAGTACAATTTATACAGACCCAGAATTGACAAGCCAATATAACGGGGGCAATAACTGGTTTAAAGTTACTGGATATAATACTGTTTTTCAAATTAATTCAACTGGTCTTATTATAGACACTTATAACTGTATGCTTTAAATAATAAATAAATAAATAAAAATGAAAACAATTGAATCAATCTCAATTTGGGATAACGGACAAACACAGGAAGCAACTGTTTTAAATGCTTACGCAGTAAATGTATCACTTGGAAATTCAGCTACATTTTACTATTCTTTACTATCTGAATCAATGCAACAATTAGCACAAGGAAACTTGACTATGTCTGGCGATGATTATTCAGCTTGGGAAATTGATAATTACGCTTGGGATTGGATTGCAGGTCAATTAAATTTAATAATTACTGGCGATTATGTAGCTCCACAACCAGTTGAACCTATTGAAGAAATAGTTGTAGAAGAAGAAGTGGTTGCACCAACTGAAGAAGTAATTGAATAATAAAACAAAAGTAACATTATGTTATTTTTAAGTAAATTAATTAAAACAAACAACAATTATGGAAACTAAACAAGCGATTGAAATTTTAGTACAAGTAGCACATTTAGCACAAAAAGGTGGTTTATTACAATTAGCAGATGCAGTAGCAGTAGCACAAGCTATTAATGCTTTAGCACCTAAAGAAGAAGTAATAGAAGAATAAACATTTAGAATGAAATACATTAATTATTTTTTTGCTTCATTAATTTTATTATTT